GATCAACCTAGCACTTTTATAACACAGGTAGACAAAATGTCACATAAATATGACAATGAAAGTGCTATCTTAATAACGGAAAATGGTGATTTCATCGAAACCAAATTTAACGATTATTATTTAATGTATAACGGAGGCGGTTTTGCGGGAGCATGCGGATTTCCAGTTAGAACACAAATAACTGGAGCAGCGAACACAAAGTGGCTTCTGGGCATACATATTGGACAAATAGGAGCAGATTCATTTGTTTGTCCCATATATGCAGAAGATTTGAAAGATGTGGGGCAAAGTCAAACATTTATACCGCGTTCAAATTTATATGATTATATGGATATGAGAGGAGTAAAGAATAGTAAAGTAACGGGAGTTGCTCCTAATTTCACAGGTAAGAAGAATGGATTGGTGGAGAAATCAAACCTGGTATCTACAGGAATGGAAAAAGAATTAAAATCAATTTTTAATGTAGAGTTAGACAGACCAGCTTGTTTGGAAAAAGAGGCATATATTAAAACTTTACAAAAATATGATGAGAAGGTTTCGTCCAAAAAGATGCCAACAACTTTAGATGAGTTAGCAGAAGATGATCCTGAGTTACTTTTTGGTTTACTGATGAAAAAGGGAGGAAAGGAATATCTTCTAGATTTTAATTGGAAAAGTGAAGATGTAAGAAGAGAGTTGATAACTAGAGCTTGTCTAGGAGGTTATGTAAAAGACAAGAATGGAACGCAATTTTATTTTGATTCGTCAGACTGTTCGACAGCAGCAGGTCCGCCTGATCAGGGTAAAAAATCGCAATATTGGAGTGTAGAAAAGCAGTGGATAGATCCCACTTTTGTAAAAGAAGTGGATGAGATGCTCCAGGAAGCGATGAATGGGAATCATGTAGTTCAATTAGTTAACGACTCTTTAAAAGATGAATTAAGATCAATAGACAGAGCAAAGTAAGAAGACTAGATTATTCTGTTCGGCATCGACACATTATTGCATAGCACAAAAAGTGGTTTTTGCACCAATAATTAAACACTTTTGCGCACATAGAGGATTTTATCCTATACAATGCGGAATGAATGTACATAGTCCAGAATGGCATATAGCGGCTACACGAGTTAGATGTCATGATAACATTATCGGAGGTGATCAATCAGGACAAGATATAACCATACCGAGAATGTTTACTAAGTATTTTTCGCAATTTCTACAAGCGAAGTTTCACCTGTCAAAAAGTTGGACAAGTTTAATAGATGGATAAGTTTCGGAATTTCATCTACAATACATCATAATCCAGCATACACCTATTCCTATAATAGGGGTAATGCATCGGGAAACTGGTTGACCAGTTTCTATTCGTCTTTCAGTACATGTTTAGCGATGTCCTATGTATTTATTAAAGGATGTCTAGATCGAAGTATAAATTTGACTCCAGAAATAATGAACGACAATTTGTCAGTATTAATTTTCGGCGATGATAATTTGGGTTCAGTTTCAAATGAGTTTAAATGGTTTAATTGTAGATTTATAGAACAAGGACTGCGGGAAAACTTTGGAATGTATTATACGTCACCTTCAAAGGAACAGTTTGAAAGTGATTTTTTAGAAGAGAAAGATATTGAATTTCTCTGTAGGAGATTTGCACAAGGGCAAGCTCATAGTTTAGGCTATAGTTTGGCACCAATAGCAATAAATAGTATTGTTAATATTTTATCGTATGTTAACAAGCCAAAGCAACACGAGTCGATAAATAGTAAGATTTCAGAAGTCAAGCAATCGGTAGAGTGTGAGCTTTGTCATCTAACGCCTAGGCAGGCAGATAATTACCAGAAGAAATTAAATAAGTTGTTTAATGAGCGTGGTATTCCAGTGGTTCTAGACTGGAAACGCTATGCAAAAACAACTTTTATGGATAGTTATAGGAGTTAGATGTATAGTGTCTGTGGTAAGACATTAAACTAACCTGACAACACGAAAGAGTGTTGACACCATGAAAGAATGGCAATCTTGGGCTGATTGTGAAAACGCAGACCGTTCTTGATTAAGATGGACATGATTAGACCGAGATCATGGATCCTGATCAAGAGACATAAGGTCAATAAATGGGCCAATAGAATGATCAGCTAGTAACCCAAAAGAAAAGGATCACAGAAAATGGAAATATTAAATTAGATGGAGGTCAACCGCTAGAGGAAAGAGCGGAGACAACCAAAAGTGTTTTAGCCACGCAGCGTGCGTTCGAGTGTGTGGCGCCATACAGAAATTTGTTGGAACAAAAAGTAACTAGTATAGGAGAAATTCAGTTACCAAATTCTGTATACAATAGAATACCAATAGCT